TAATACCTAAAGTAAGCGACCTAGTAAAAACCATTTGTCGTCGTAGTTTTGTTGACTATGTAACTGAGTATAAAACAGAATATTTTGAGGGTGGAACAGCCAGTTACATGCCAGAAGAGTGGCCTGTAATTTCAGTGTATGGTCTAGAAGTATCAGAAGACTATGGAAGCACATATACAGAGTTAACAGAATTTACTGATTATGCACTTAATAGGGCCAACGGATCTATTCGCTCTATCAACAGGGATTTTCCCATACTAATAAATGGTTACAAACTTACCTATAATGCTGGATACGAAACTATTCCTGCAGATCTTAAATTAGCTGTGCTAGACCTAACTAGTTACTACCTAAAGAACGACAGTGCTGTGCACGCAACTGGCTCAGCCCAACCCAATACTATGCAGGTAGAGTATATTACTACCACTAACCTGCCAGCAAATATTAAACGTGTGTTAGATTTACATACTGCGAGTTATGCATGAGCAGTATTCAGGCACAGCAAGTTCTAAAACAAAAAATACAGGACGTTATAGATGAATATACTCGTGGCTTATTAGATGATCAAGTACACGTAATAGATATATCTTATAAATCTTTATTGGCTTCTAATGCAATAAAAGATAATATTTCTTATAGTGATAATTACAACGAATTTTATTATACAATAAGTCAATATATACCTGAATTACCAGATTATTTAGCTGCAATAAAACATGTAAACAATAATCTAGGCAGTTGTGTTATACTAGATAAAGGACACACTTTATTAATAAGTAAAAATTTTGACGCTGCCAGAAATCTTATTACTAGAATATCTAATCTAATACCAGATAATGAAGATTTTGGAATATCATTTAGAACTAGAAATTATGAGGAAGTACAGGCTACTAGAGCATTATATAGAGCAGCAGGTAGCAGCTTCCTAATATTTGAAGATGGCAAGTATAAAGTAAAAGAGGTTAAAAAAGTAGGCAATTCTAGCAGATATGCTATAGTAACAGTATACGGTTTTGGTAACATAAACCAAGTAGATTACAAAGAAAAAGCAGCAGATAGTAATTATATTAAAACTACTAATTTATCTCAGTTTAAAAACAAAGAAGTAGAGATAGTTAAATATGATGATAATACTAAAGTTGTTCGTATTAAAAGTTCAATACTTTCAGTACTAGATTTAGGTCACGGACAGGGAACACAAGCTGTTCAAGCAACACCTCTAGGCTTAAAATTAAGCAATATATTAAAGATAGATATAAGTGCAGCTGGAAAACAGTTAGTTAATCAATATATAAAAGAACTAGTAGACTTACATAATGTAGTAAGTTTTAAATTTCATAATACTAGTAACGATAAACAGGCATCTGGATATGTAGTTTTAAGTATTCAAAAATATACACGTAATAATCTTTTGTCTAGAGATGAAAGTGCGATTTTAAACAAACTAAAACAAAATATAGACGTACTATCTATACCAGGTAGCAACACTATACTACAAGATAATGTAGACATAGTTACCAATAAAATATTACAAGCACTTACTAAAAAACCTCAAAAGGGCATAAAGAAGCATCAACCAGTAGCAGGTATAGCTAAGGGTAGAGTAAATATACCCAAACCCAATACTAGTTCTACAAAGACAACCAGAAAAACAGTAACAGTAAATGATTCACCAAATTTTATTAGTGTAAAAGAATCATTTAATTTAACCAGCCTACAAAACCTAATTAACCAAAATTTACAAAGTGTAATTAGTGCTAATATGGGTGATGGTAGTAGCAGGAATGTCTTAAACCTCAAAACCGGACGCCTAGCGGCGTCAGCCAGCGTACAACGCATGAGTGAGAGCAGGGCCGGCATGATTACAGCTTTTTACACTTATATGCGAAATCCCTATCAGACATTTGAACCAGGTTATGCTCAGGGCAAGCCTATTTCCCGAGACCCTAAGCTGTTGATTGCAAAATCAATCAGAGAAATTGCTGCACTAAAGGTAGGTAATCGTTTGAGAGCTGTATCACTATGACCAAAAGAACAAGTATTTTAAACGCAATAGTAACCAAGCTTAAAACACTGGACGGCTCACAGTATACCAGCAATATAAGCAATAATGCATTTGCCAAACTCAAGTTCTGGGATGAAGTCCGAGACTTTCCAGCCATCTACTCTAGTCCAGGTTCAGAGCAACGAGAGTACCTGCCCGGTGCATTTACTTGGGCACACCTAGGTATCAGCCTAAAGGTATACTGTCGCGGTGAAGATGCACAGGCCCAATTAGAACAACTGCTAGAGGATATTGAATCTGTAATAGATGCTAATCGTGTGCTAGTTTATGACAGTGTTAACAACTACGAAACAACTGAAATATTGGTTGTCTCCATAACTACTGATGAGGGCTTATTGGCCCCGTATGCAGTAGGAGAAATTAACTTACAGGTACGATATCAGTTAATGTAAGTATAACCCGTGTTATAGTATAACGACAGATAATAGTCTAGTCACATACTGCGCACACAAAAATAAAGGAATAGACGATGGCAACATTTAATCTGGTACGCAATAGTCGCGTATTTTTCACAACAAACGTTAATAGTAGTGGTAAAGTTGGCAGAAATAATGCTGACAGCGCTGACGTAGCGTTTACAGTAGCTAATTCACAGGAACTTCAGGTACTTGATGGATTTACATTCTCGCAGGCTACTAACGCAGACACTGTTACAATCAGTGAGGCAGGAGCAACTCCTACCAGGGGTCAACGCAGCTTTAACACTAGCTTAGGTACTGTAGATTTCTCCTTCTCTACCTATATGCGTCCACGTTTAGCTAGCACACTAGTTAAGTGTGAGGAATCACCCTTATGGAATGCCCTACTAAGCAATACTGCTCTAGGTACTGCAGCTGCCTTCACAGCAACTGGTATTACTTCCGCTAGTACAACTTTAGTAGGTTCTTTACTAACTATTGCTGGTTCAGCAATGACAGTTACAGGCTTAGCAGTAGGTGACGTTGTTGTAGTTAAAGGAGTTGTTGGTGCAGGTGCTAGTCAATTTAATACAGGCATTAAAATTGTATCAGTAACTGGTACAACAATTACTGCAAATTATCTTGTTACTCCTACTGCTGCAATTGTAACTGCTAACTGGACTACAGCTGTAACATTTAATAAGACTGCTTGGAATGAACATGTTGCAATAGCTGCTGACACAACAGGTATTATAACTGCTTACTCAGAAGTTACTAGTGCGTTATCCAATAGAAATACCCTATTAACTTTTGGCATGATCATGACCATAGATGGTGTTACCTATGCCATTGACAACTGTGCACTTGACCAAGCTGTCATAGACTTTGGACTAGATGGTATTGCCATGGTTGCCTGGACTGGTAAGGGTACTGCACTACGTCAATTAAGTACTAATGTAACCTATAGTGCATCAGGTGCTACAGAAGTACTATCAGGTGGATTGACAGGTACAATTGCTGGTAAAAACACTACTGCTGGTTTTATTACCAACAAGCTGTCAACAGTTACCCTGGTCAGCAACATTGGTGGAGCAAGCGGTACAGCATATACCTTAGCACTAACTGGTGGATCAATTACTATTGCTAACGGCATTACCTATGTGACGCCTGCAAATCTAGGTGTTGTAAATCAACCTGTGGGTTACTATACAGGTACCAGAGCAGTTACAGGCAGCATTACTGCTTACCTGCGTACAGGTAGTACCAATACAGCAGGCTTACTAAGTACACTGTTGGCAGCTGCACCAACTACAGCAGGTGTAGAACCTAAATTTAAACTGCAGGTTGAAATTGGTGGAGCAACTGCTGCAACTCGTATAGAAGCACAAATTGATGGTGCCATGATTCAGATTCCTACAATTGATGCACAAGCAGTAATGAGCACTACCATTAACTTTACAGCTCAAGGTAGTAGCAGTGTACAAGCCGATAATATTTATGACATTGAAAACACCAATGACATAGAGATTCGCTACTTCTCAGCAGCTTAATTTTTTTCCTGGCACCGGTTTGATCACCGGTGCCTCTTTTTTCTCAGTCTTAAAATATAATTAAA